GATGTGCCGCCCACAACTCTAATACCAGTTGAAGCATTTGCCCATGTTCCATATGCTGAACGTGGAGTGATATTGGTAATGAACGCATGATTGTTAGCAGTTAGAACAATACCACCATCACCCATCAGTTCATTAGTAGCAGCATCATAGAATGCGACAAGTTCTGGATCACCAATTGTTGTATCATAAGTTAGATTGTTATTAGCAAACTCAAGAAGATTAGCACGATAAATGTACTGATCAACATTTGTATTGTCGAAATAAGTGTACAGAGTTGTTCTTGGTTTGAAACCAGTACCGATCGCAAGAATATTAGTGTCACGCATAAATTGTACAACCGAAACATCAATTAAACGATCTCCAAGAGATTTTGTTAATTGTTGTGGTACAATCTGTGACAGAATACCTTGACGAGATTCATTTGTTGTGCGACTGACTAAAGCATCTTGTGTTTTAGTTGTAGTCGTTTCACGCATCAATCTGCCATTTCTTGGATTTACTACAGCATGTCTAGCAGATTTTGTTGTTGTTGTTTTTACTGGACCAATAGTATCTAAGATATCAGTACCAGTCCACGTTGTTTGCCATGCTCCCCATGAAGTGCTTTGAATTGATGACCACGCATCACGTGCAGCATCTCCACCAGTTAGATCAATATTCTGTGCTTCAACTCTCGTATCTGATGTCCATACATCTGACACAGGATCAAGTTTAACGCTACCAATGTAATTGATAACATTGAATGGATTAACGTTTACTGATTTAGAAGCAAGATTTTGTGACAGGTAAACTTCATCTGTACCAGATAATGTCAGCAAAGGACCATTGTATTCAACACCAGAATCTGATACACTATTGTTAGAGAATACTTTTACCGATGTTAGATTGTATGAGTTTCGTGCCAAATTACCAACAATATCAATAGCAGCAGAGAAATCATTTGCAATAAAGTTCGCTACCGTTTTATCAACGAACGTATCTACCATCATACCATTTTTAAATCGTGGTAATCCTGTTGAATCAAGAGTTGACAAATCTTGTTTGCTTAATGTTGCTTGTTCCATCAATGAAAGAGAAGTGTAGTATTCGAGATTCTGGATACGACTCTCAAGGCTACCAATATCTTTCATTGTGTAACGTTTGTTTTTGAATGTTTTTATTCCTGTCGATGAAGCATATCCCAAATACGCTGGATATGACAGAGTGTATAAAGTCATTGACTCTGATGGTTCAGCAGGTGCAGAAGGATTCAACGATGGAACACCAGGAATAACTTCAAATGAACCTGTTTTGTTTAAGATCAAACGATCTATACGTGGTAAGTAATAACTGTAATCAAGAACAACATCAGTTCCGACTTCAACAATCTTAGGACCAGCGCCTGCTTCTTCAACATCAAACACAAAGTTATTTGCTGAATATGCTTCGGTTGCATCTTTACGAACTGGACGGAAATCCAAATAATCGCCTAATGAATAAATGAATCCATCTTGTGATGTAAATGTTGGAATATCTGCATATGCAAAATTGTTTGGCCCTAAACGTGTGTACGAATCGACATCAAAGTATCCAGTACCAGTTGACTTGAAACGATTGTAACGAATCAACAATGGTCCTTTTGGTGCAGGATAACCAGGTTTCAGACGAATAGATGCCCAATCATAATAAGAATCTTTTTGACCGTCTACCAATGTGTAACGAGCAGTAATATTTGCCGATGATGTCGCAGACTTATCTAATGCATTATAATTTGCTGTACTGATTGTTTGACCATTAAAGTCAAAGATAGCATTAATAGAATGAACATCGGAAGCAAATAGATATTGATCAACACCTGGTGTTGTTACTAACATTGAGTTAGCAGTAATTGCAGTTTGTCCATCCAATGATGACACATAGACTGAAGTATTACCAGCACCAAACACACTATTTGTACCACCACCAGCAGGATCAACCAGCACAGTATTTGCACGAATGAATGTTTTTGTTTTTGATGTTGGATTCGATGCACTAATAGTTGCATAGATGTTGGCAGACATAGTGCCACCATCAGTTACGGTAATTTTACGTGATGCTGTATCAATAGACATTACATGAGCAGGAACAACTGTACCCACATCATAGATGCCAGAACCTTTCGAAGTTACAATTACGGTATAGTTCTGTAACTTAGATGATGTCGAAGATGCAGACACTAGCGATTCGCCAGTTCCTAATGAGAGAGCAGGTGATACACCGCTTGAGAATGAACCTACAGATTGATATAAACGACGATACTGATAACTAAAATCTGCAATCGTATTATCGGCAACATTATCTTCGCCTACTTGCAGCAGTAAAGGTTCAGAACCAACATCTGTTATGTAAGCAGGATAATGAACAACACCCGAAGATATTGTAACTTGACGCTTAGAGTATGGATGAATATTTGCAGAAGCAGAACGAGTTGTTCCAGCACCAGTCATAACAGCAATTGAATCTGTTTGACCAAAATCGAAATCAAGTACAAACTGAGAATTTGCTAATATCGAAGTTGAATATGGTTTATCAACAGTTGCTATACGACCTGATGCTGTGTTTTCATAATATTTAATTGTTCTTGGTCCGTCTGATGTTCCAGGTCCAGCAACAATACGTACCCTAGCACCAACGTAGATGTCATTATTTGATGCGAAACCTGTTGGGAAAGTGATCGATGTTGTGTTGCCAGCAAGTGCATTGTAACCATTACCTGTTGCGGTGTTGAAAATACTGCGAGTATTAATATCTGTCAGGAATGTTTTATAGATGTATGTATTTGATGATTCAGAATTTGAACTTGAATCATAAGACATCAATTTAATTTTAGCAGAACCAATTCGTACATTATTCAAATTGGAAGTATTTGCTTGTACGCTAGTTAGAACACCAGTATCGACAACATACAGTTCAACATTACCAACTAAGTTTGTAGGTAATGTTCCAAATAGACTGTTTGCGTAAACATAGTAACCATAATCTGCACTAATACGTTGATTGTTTACGTTATCTGTAGTTCTTGGTTTATCAATAACCAATGTTGTTGGAGCAATTGTTTGATACTCATAACCACGAACATATGCCTTACCTGGTGCTAGAGTAACATTTGCTTTTGCATTATTTGCTGAGTTGTCTGTTACAGCAATATCAAATTGACGAACAATATAATCTCCAGATTCATCATATGTACGACGAGCAAGTTCATCACCAATAGTTGAATAGATTGGTGTCTGAATAACTTTTTGTTGTATACCTTGATCAAACTGACTCAACTCAATAAACTGAGAAAGGTCTGTGCTATCTAAAGAACGATTTGCTAGAGTTAAAGAAATCTTGTAACGATCAGCACCAGGTGCTTGGAAATTGGATGCAGACTGTGCAGGATCAAGTAGGGAAGTATCTTCAGTATAATCAATGATACTTTCACTTACTTCAAAACCAATTAGGCCAGCAGCATTTGCATTATCATATTTTGAAATGGCAATAGACTGTGCTTGATTCTTAACAAAGTAACCTTCATAGTAAAACACTCCATCATTAATAGAGAATGTTTTTGAGTTGCCTGTTGGATTACTGGCAGCGGTATTAGCATAATAGTTAATTGCACCAGAAGCACTATTTGCGGTAATAATAGTTTCACTAGAAGTAAAATTACTACCATACATTTGATTTACAATTAATGTGATTGGTTCGCCAGCAGTGGTATCAGCAGAATATGCTCTTAGAACATATGCTTTTTTTGTGCCTGTTGTGTTTGTAATATATTCTTGGTCAAAGTTGGAAGCAGTAATATCATTGCCAGCATATGTTGATGCTAGATTAATGTATGCAGTATTCTGTACAAAGATTTGACCACCAGTTACAATTGAACCAGACTTAAATACATGATCACCAAACTTTTTGATTTGGTCTTGTAGAATTGTTTGAGATTGAGTTAATTCACGGGACTGAACGGCGTATCCTGGTTTATACAGAATACGATGAAAGTTTTTATCTTCATCGAAGTCATCATAGTATGGTTCAACATTAAAATTTGTGTTTAGTGCCATTTATTAACCTTTAAAATCTAACAATAAGTCTGATATTTTCTGCTTGACCATCTGCTCTTGTAGTCTTGACCGTGTTTTCTGTATAGAGAATGTCACCTGAATATGGTTGAAACTCTGGTGTTCCTGAACCAATAATCAAACGACTTGTGCCTGATGTTGCTCCAACTAATGAAGAACCTGTTGAGAATGAACCTTTTACATTCGTCAATTTAATCACATTAGAACTTTGATCAACAACAAATCCATATGCCGATGCTGTTGCTGGAGATGTTCCTTGATAAACAAATTCATCTAAAGTATACGCAACGCCAGTATCAACTGAAATATCTGTAGTTAATGCCACTACTGAGTTGGCATTTGCTTGAGTTACTACATTCGCATCAGCGTATTTATGAGGGTCTACAAAGATACCATATTGTCTAAATGTGGTATTTGCAGATATCTTTCCGTTTTCTGATGAATCAATCTCACCAATCTTGACGGAAACCATTATATTGTTTGCACCGAGTTCTTTTGCTGGATTGTATGCATGTCCATATTTTGGATCAAGGATACAACGAAGAGTAGCACTGGATCCTGTACCATAAACAAAAGCATTAGCACGTGAGTATCCAATTCCAATCGTTGAAACTGTGACCTTAGTTACATAACCCGCAGCATTTACAACTGGTGTTGCGGCAACACTTGTACCATCACCATCAACATAAATTCTAGTTGTAAGTGATAATTGATTGGCACTTGTGTTTCCACCACCAGCAGCAGTTGTTGATGTGGATAGTGTGATTTTGTTATTTGGAACGTCAACCGAAGAAATGTAAGTTCCTGGTGTAATACCTGTTCCTGTTACTGCCATATTTGCCGCAACATTTGTGGTATTTGCTAAAGTTAAAACTGAACATCCTGAAGTGAATGATAATGTAGCAGATACATTGTTCTCGTAGTAACCTGAACCAGAATTCGTAACGACGATGGTAGACAATTCTCCATCAACCACATCAATTATATTTACGCCGTAATCGATCTGTGATGTAGATGTTGGAGCAGGAATCCAGGTGTTCGTCAAGAACTTGTTTGATGGTTTGACATTAAACATGTACTTCCAAATGTAACCATCAGATGTAGCAATATTACCATTTGATGATGTATAGTCACCACTTGGTTCTACTGTAGAATTTGCGGAAGCATTATTTGACAGACACTTATAGACACTTCTTCCTGAGGTCATCACATACATTGGTTTGACATTTAACGAAGTATTGCCAGTCAATAAGTCATCAAACGAAACCACATCATCATATTGTTTATATTTTGTATTTGCAGTCCAACTCACTCTTGGAATAACGAACTCAACATCATTACCAGTAATTTTCTTGGCACCAATCATGTTATCCCAAGATTTCTTTTCATCGGAAATGGAATCTATAATTGATGATGGAATATTTTCGTCGGTGTATGGTAAATGGTTACCAATGAATACATAACCCACAGTTGGAGATGGTTCATAGAACGATTCCTTAAACTGTGATGCTGCTGTATATGCTATTTTTTTAGAAGTTGCTGAAGTCATAACTTGTATTTATTTGTTATTTCCATATAATCATTTCCTGACCATTTGCGGTCTGGCTAAATGTTCCTACGCTGTTGATTCTTAGAACTGCTCCAGTGCCTCCACTATTTGGTGTGACATCAGGAGCATAAAAATACTCACCCTGTGAACTGATACTAATACTACGAATTGCACCATTGGATGGATACACTTCTATTGAACTCTGCGCTGCTGTATTTGTTCCTGTAAATCCAACATCAATTACTGCAACTGTCTCAGTATTTGAAACACCAGACATCGTAAATACTGCATTTGTTACCGAGTTACTATTTGCGGTAACTGTTACGTTTGCAGTGTAGAATGCGTTAGCAGATGTGGTAACAATCAGATTTGCAATATTGCTTGTGTTTGCATTATATGAAATGCGGAATGTTGCAGGTATTGTTGGACTCTGTGTTGTTCCTGTCGCAGGATTTATAACACTCAGAACTCCAATACTATTACCATTTGCATACAGACCCATATTATTTATGATGGTACGAACAATCGCTCCAGTACCATTTACAACTGCTGAAACGTTAGCGACCGAGTTGGCACCACCACCAGCAAATATAATATATCCATTGGCGTATCCAGAACCGCCGTCAGTGGCAAATACTTCAGTAATCGAAGTAGGTACAACGTTCGTCGTTACATTTGGTGTGGTACGATATAGCCCAACATTTGTGATTGTGATGCTACGAATGACACCATTTGCTTCATAGACTTCATACGTTCCTACTGCATCAGTAACAGCACCACCACCAGTAAACACAAGAGTACCATTTGCAAGTGCAACGCCATTATGAGTTACGCTGTTTGCAGAAATTGAAGCAACAGACTTTGGAGTAGTATTCAATACAGCAGTAGGTGCAGTTGTATATAATCCAGAATCAAGAATTGTATATCTGCGAATTGCACCATTTGATGAATACACTTCAACTGCAACTTGTGCCGAACGATTTGCTGTGCCACCACCAGAGAATATAATTATACCATTTGAGTGTGCGCCACCAACATTCGATATGGAAGAGAATACATTCGACACTACAACATTCGCACTTGAATCTGGCGATGCTGATGTAGGATTACTTTCATATAATCCAGAATCATTAACGGTAAGTAAACGAATTGCACCATTTGATTCATATACTTCCACTGAAACATTTGCTGCTCGTTCTGGTGCACCACCTGTGAAGTTTAAAAATCCATTAGAATAACCTGCACCACGATTGGTAATAGTAATCGTATTTGCATATAAAACTTTGTGTGGTTCACTTGCTGGCAATGCAATAGGTACACCAGAATATAATCCACCACTAACTAATGTGACACTTTGCAGATGCCCTGTCGCATTTGCAACTACAGTGGCAACTGCTGGAATTGCTTCATCAGCACCAGACAATACAACATTGCCGCTTTCGTATCCAGAACCAGTATTAGTAATAGACAAACTTGTTATTCGTCCACCACCATTAGCAAATACTAAGAAACCATTTGAATAACCAGAACCAACATTTGCAATCCAGATGTCATTTACGTTTGATGATACCAACAATGATGTATTACTTACCACAGAATTGACTGTACGGATTTCACCGTTTACAGCAACTCTGGAACCAGTTGTGAATGCTCCACGTGAAGCAGCAAGATTAAATTTAGTGTTTGTGCCAGTAACTGTAATTCTGCCATTACCAACGTTTACTGTGCCAGCAATTGTCAAGAATTGTGGATCAGTAGCAACATTTATTGTAGATACACTTACATCCGTCAACTCAATTGTGTTTGATTTATTAAACTCAGCGTAATTAACGAAACCAACTGGATGGAGTAAGTCTTTTAGAATTTGTTTGTAACGATAGAACTCTACTTGTGAGGATATAACATACGAATAATCAACATAATAATCTTGACCAGCAAGTTTTCTTTCTGTTGACGATATGATAGAATCAGATGTTATCCAACGACCAGGAGATGAAAGATATGAACGCTCAATATCTGCATTTGCTGTTGCTGTTCCTGAACCACCAGTAATAGTTACGATAGGAATATATTCATAACCAGAACCCGGATTCAAAACTTGAATAGAAAGAATCTCGCCTGGTTGACCAGCACCTGTTGCAAGTATCGATTCACCATCAGATACTAAAGAATCTATTTGTATATTTGCGCCAACACCACTAACGGAAGTTATCGTCAGAGATGGAAAATTATTCTGTGTGTAACTATGGCCGCCTTTTGGATTACGTCCAAATACACCAATTTTTTTATTTGATGCTGAATATGTGAATGGCGAAGATACTGACAAAGTTATATCATCAGAAATAGTTGAAACAATTCTGGATTCATTATTAATATCGATCTTGTCGCCAATACGAAGATCAGTTAAAAATTTCGTGCCAGTTCCACCAACTGATGATGAAGAACCAGTAACAGTTGCAGTACCTGTAATTCGAGTATTTGCCATTCCAATAGTAATAACACCACCAGTCGCACTGACTGCTTCTACTGTAGCAGCAGCGGCCTGACCATATGTGCCTGGAGGATTAATACCAAAAACAACTTCATCACCAACAACATAACCTGAACCCGAATTATTAACTTTAATACGGCCAATTGATCTCAGACTTTTTGGTGAACGAAGTGTGCCAAGTGGACCATATGGAGCACCAAAAGCATCAAGAGTTGGAGTTGTTGGTGTAGCACCAGATGTCAATAAAACTTTAACATTCGTAATTGGTCCAACAGATAATGTTTGAAAACCAAGAACATCCACAATTCGTGTGTTCAGATTCGGACTTGTAATAGTAGATGAGTTGGCAAATTGATAATTAGCGGAACTCAATACTGTGTTTGCCGCATTACTACTTCCATTAAAATTGGAAATAACATCCGTAACAACGATAAAACTGTTTGCTGCATTTATACCAGACTGATCAATACCATCAACGGTAATCGTTAATGTGACTCCACCATTACCAGATACTGCAACAGGAGATAGATTCGCAAATGTTGCTCCGCCACGTGAAACTGCGATAGATTCGATCAGTCCCTTAAAAATAGATGAAACTGTACCTATCGCATTTACTGCTGCATTACCACCAGTAACGATAACAGAATCACCCACTTGATAATTAAAACCTCCATCAATTACATTAAATTGTTTAACAATTGAAAATGTCGATGCTTCAATATTGATCGTGTTGCCGTATGGATCATCTGGATTAATAATAGGTATAGTTACATATTCACCATTCAAAAAACTACCATCTAACGAATTGGTATTAATAAGCAGTTCAACTGGCAAACCAAGATTGTATGTGTCGGAAATAATACGACGATTTGCTTGTTCAATGACAGCAGATGCCCCAGATTTTAGACCAGTTACTTTACGATTGTTTAAGAGATTGGTGTCAAAACTATCATATACTACACGAATGGTAGAATTGTTTGCTGGCGCTGAGTTGAAATTTAGTCTACGATATTCTTTATTAACAAAGAAATTGCTTTGAAGAACATCGTTCACAAATACACTTATTTCATCTTCTCCAACAATTTGAGCAAGTGTAAATGTCTTAGTTGTTCCATCACCGGAATATACCGAAGCGATGTCCTGATTGATACGTAGTTTATTATCAACTTGCCATTTGCTGCTGGATGCTTTTAGAACATTGTTTTTAGGCAAAACAACATCAATATCTTCACCAAAAATAAGACGGAACAATAACTTAAACGAAGCATCACTACCTTTGGTTTTATATAAAGGTACGAGATGTTTGAATAGAAGTTCTTTATTTGATTGGACGTCAAGTGGTATTAGTGATGCATACGTATTATAAAAGTTTGTCTGAAAGTCTTCCAATGAAGAATCAACGTCACGAATGTCACGCAGACTTTTGGCAGTTGTAACAAGAGTATTTGCGGTTGTGCCAGTATTAGCAGTTCCCTCAAGAAACTGATAATATGCTTCCAAAAATGTGACAAACGTAGGGTATTCATCCCTAACAAATTCTGGGACTTGTCGATTAACAAGTATCGATGTTTTTAAATCTACAGATGACATTATACAGTTTCTAGTGTTGTGCTAATTGCTGTTGGATCATCTACATCCAAAGTAACAATTGTGTTTTTAGTTGTGCTGATAATACCTTTTTCCGACTCAACAGATAAACGAATATAACCATCAGTCGATGATACTGACTTTATGTAGATGTTATTAATTGTGACTATGCCAGCATCATAATCAATAGTACCGGCAGTTTCATCTACAATCTGACGTTGTGCATTCGAATCATAGTAGACTGTTCGAAGTTCACCTGTACGGGCATCGATAACTGCTTCGGCCGTTGCGCCATATCCACCGCCACCTGAAATTGTTATGGTAGCACGTGTATAGTCAATACCACGATTGGTAACTTCTATGCTTTGCACCCTACCATTCACAATAGTTGCGGCAGCATTTGCTCCTGTACCATCGCCAGTAATTGTAATTGTTGGTGCGCTAGTATAATTTTGTCCAGCATTCAAAACACTGATTCCAGATATGCCAGAAAATGATTGAGGTATCTCATCAAACTGAACCACTTGATCTGCACCATCAGCATCAACTACTGTAAAGAATGTTGATGAAAGTTTATTACTGATTGTACCACGACGAAGTGGAACATTAAAGTAAATAAAGTAAGGTTTGGATTGTGATGTTACTGGTTTAAATCTTTTTTGTACTCGTACTGAAACTTTTGATCCAATGATTGAATTTGAATCCGTAGAATCTACTGCATCTTGAACTTTAGAAAGAATAAACTTGGAATCAAACTTGTCCAAATAAGTTGTCTTATATGACAAAATAGCATTACGGATACTGGTTTTTAATTGATCTGTGGTAAGAATAGTTTTCTTCGGATCATATGTTACAGTAGGCGAAATCAATAGATATAGATATTCTGGATCACGAATGATTGTTTGAACTGCAACAACCGCTTTTGGAGCAATCACTTCATCAATAATTCTTTGCTTCTCTGTGTCTGAAAGATAATAATTCTGTTTTGGTTTTAGAGCAACAAACACTCTGCCATATGTTGGTGGAGTCTCATCTTCGCCACCCCATACAGATACCGAATCTACAGACGGATAATTTTTCTTGATGTACGATTCATAATCTTTAAATGTTACTAAACGATTCTGTGTGGTAAACTGTAGTGGTGCAGAGAATTTAATTTCATCTACTGATTCACGTTCAGCGCCACCAGATGATTCACTAACTGGATTAATTGTGAAGTTTGTTTGTGAATTTCCTAAAGAATCTGTCAACGTTCCAGTTGCCACAAAATTATTTGCTTTGTTAGCAGCAGAGCCATTTGTAATCAAATATGACATTGATACAATATTACCATTAGTTATTGCTTTACCAATTACATTATTACCAAAATAAATGTCGTATTTTTCTCCTCTATTTTCTTGCAAATAGAATACAGGAGATGTTGTTGTAACATTACTCGAATCTGTAGCCAAACTAAACGTTTCAATCGCAGTATTTGTAGATGATGATTGTATAGACAGTGAAATTGTTGATGTGTCTACCCCAGAATCTGGTATTGAGAATATTTGTTTAGGATTTGTTGATTGGTCGTATGTGTAATTATATGTTACCAACTGACCTTCATAAATTGGTAATTCTAAAAATGAAAAATCAGTATTAGATTTTGTTACAGAAGTTTCTTGAAGAGTTACGAAATTATAACTTATTCCATCAATCTCATTCGAAAGAAAAGAAAATCCTTTTGGTATTGTTATTGTAGCAGGAGTATTTGAACTGGTAGCAACAGTAAAGTTTAAAGTCGCACGTGGTGCCTTACGTGAATATGGCACATAACCCAACACTTTAGCATGAGAAATGACGGAATCACGAAGTAATGCTGTATCCAAAAATGACTCATTAGCAACCATATTCATATAATATGCATTGTAATGGGTGTTGTATGCGAGTATGTCCAGAAGAACATTTAAACCCGATCCTTCAAAATCATAGTCTGAAAACTCGGATTGTGCTTTTAAATATGTTTTTAGATTCTGCTTGATCTGATCAAAATCAAGTTCAGTTACTCTTAGACGATCTGTCATTTTATCTTATACGCTCTAAAAAGAAGTTAATTGTTACTGGATTTGGCGAATTGATAATATAAAACACCAATTTAACTTTATATCCATTCTCATCTGGTGCTGGTATAGCAGTGATGGATTCAATTGCCACTCTGGGTTCATAGTTGCTTATTGCTTCGCTCAATTTTCTTTCAATCGAAGCACCAAAAACAGAGTCAACTGGTTCAAATAATAGTCCTCTAATACCCGCTCCAAATTCTGGTTGAAACGGTTTCTCATAAAAATTGGTAGAAACTAAATTCTTAACAGCATTAATGACTGCTTTCTCATTATAATGTCTACTCACATCTTTCTTAATAGGATGAGGAGTAAAGTTCAGATCGAGGTCTTTGAACGACCTTTCTGCTACAATTGTAGGATCATTTGAAGTTATTGTTGTTGACATGTTTTATTTATCTTAGTCTCCGATGAATACCGTACCTGAACCAGATTCAATTACGTTCGTTCCCGCCGAATTATTATCAGTATCGCTTCCAGTACCTTGATCGCCAGTATCGGCAGTGTCGCCAATACGTGCAGCACCCATCGTTCCCTGATTAATATTGACTGTTTTACCATTAATTCTAATGTCACCTGTGACGTTCAAATCATAGTCTCCATCGACATACATCTTAACGGAACCTTGGACATACACAGAATCATCACCAACAACTACAGTAAACTTGTTACGCTGTATTCTTTCAGCACGATCACCTAACGGACCATATTCTACATAAGAACCTGAGCGATGATACAAATGGATTCTTTCGGCATCTTTAGTATCATCAAACTCTAATGCGTGTCCAGATTCAGATTCATAAACATTATTGTATGGATACTTGGCAGCATAATAAGAATCTGGTTCCACTTTGCTGGCTTTCTTTGCTTTCTTCGCAACATTAATCGCTGAAGGATAATCAGTATCGTTTCTTGCCAATCGTGATGTTGTCGGTTCATCCAACTTTCGTGGATAGTTTGTAGCAGACTCGTCGGGTTTTATAGGAGCAGCGGCAAGTTCAGTAGTTGTCCTAGGATCACAGAAACCTTGCTGTGGATTTCCAGCAGATAATGGAATACCTGGAAGAGTACCTATAATAATCGCATCTTGTCCATTCTGACCATCGGCAAAAAAACCTACTACCATATCCGATTGTCTTGGTGGATATGGATTAGTATTGTTTGTTGGCAACATCACTTGCGCCCAAGGTAAAGATTCTGTAGGCAACAGTGACTTATTCTCTGTATGCCAACCAACACAACGGACACGGCAACGACCTAATTTTAGTGGATCATTGATTGCCTCAACAACGCCAACGAACCAAATGAATCCGTTCTTTCCTGCAAAATCTTTATTATCTTCAGTAGGTTCCATAATTACTCAATACTTTATTTTGATCCGCCGTACTTTGTGGTATAAATCCAAGTTCGTTGGACGTTGTTGCAACTTCTAAGACGGTTTCATGCTTATCAAAACCAATGATGTGACGAGTTGCTACGATCAAATATTTACCACTTACCGCACGATCTTCATTATCACCGCCAGTTTCTTTCAACGAAAAATCTGGAACTCTGATGTTTAAATTGAAACCAGAAGTTAATTGAAAATTGCCTGGCATAACTAATTTGATTCTTTTATTCATTAAATTGGATAATATTGCTTTTCGCTGAAATATAAAATCTTCCTGATTTTCAATTTTAGAGATTGAAGTCGGATCATATTTTTTTACATACTCACTATTTTTCCTATTTGCACCAAAACTACTTACTGTTTTTTTAGAATCGAATGCTTCAGTAACAAGTTCACCACCACGATTAGTTGATTGTGAAAAGTTTGGTGTTTTATTTCCGTGTGTCATAGCATTATAGTGATCTTCAAATCCAATTCTTTTATTTTGAACTGTACGAGTAATCGGATCAAAGCCTATAAAAGTACCAGCATTAACACCAGAACGAGTCATCTTTATCTTGTCCGTTTGATTCACAACTTCATAACTTCTTGGACTCAATAGATCATCAACAATATTGGTTTCTTCCATGTTTTTTGTTGAAAATCTTATCTTGAACAGTTCTTTTTGAGACAACAAAGAAGATAGAGATACAAAATTAAATCCTAAATTATTCTCGAAGAACATATAGTTAGGTGACTTTTTACTATCAATAGATCGTTTAGCACACCATTCTATAGCATCAAGAGGTTTTAAATTCGGAATAACTATATCACGAATACCAGATGTGCCTTCAAAAATACCAGACATTTTTGTGCTTGGTGCTTTGAGATAATTAATCAATATTTTTCTAGCAATATCTGAATATGTTGACTTATATGCTTGATTGATTCTTTGTTGATCTGAAAATATAAACTCATCGGAAACAAAATCAAGTGAATACTTTTCACTGTTTTGATTGATGTTCACTCGATTGGATTGTTTGTATATTCTGAATGCTTTTTTTAGACGCAGAGAATCTGAGTCGTTATTTTTACCAATATTAATTAATAGTATTTCAGAACCATCAAAAATCAATTTAGGTGAAAGACCTATCGAATCATTGATGATCACACTGCCACTCATTATTGGAGTTAGTATTGAATCAAATATATTGATCTCTTCATAGATTTTTGAGATGTCCAATTTTCCTGTCTTTGTAACTATAGACAGTTCATTTAAGGAAAACTTCGATGCTTGTTGTGGTAATGATGTGGACATTATTCGCTTAGACTGATAACTCTCTTAAATTCATTAATCAATCCAGCCTCAGTAACATATTCCGCTTTCAGAAGTTTAATTTTTCGTTTTTTATCATTCAACTCAACTTCATAATCATAATACGTTTGAGTTGTTTTTGAAATCAACTGAGTAATCGTACTGCCATCCTGCAAAGTATATGTTGTCGTTGTTACTGGTAAATTGGTGTGAGTTACTGCATCGATTTCAATTTTTTCAACGATTTGATTTTTGGTTGATTTGGAACTTAAACGAGTGATTGTTTTATAGTATGCTTTCACATTACCTGAATCTTGTGCCCATTGAATTCCTGTTAGAAACGGTGAGTGTATAGCGCCATTATGTGAATACTTATCGTTGATGTGTTTAATAAGTGTTCGTTGATCTAACGGCCAATCATACTGTGGATCAATTATATCATTAAACATCAATACAATCCAATGTTTTTCTGGTGATCCATAATACTTCGATGCTACCATCTCAGGCGTATCACCATCTTGTATTTCATATGGATAAAATAATGATGAATTTTGTTTTAAACTTTCCTCAAATGCAAAACGAGAAATAATATTCGTAACAACATCAACTGCTGATGATGAATCAGAATTCGTGTAAAGTGTAGAAGGAAAATAATTAAAATACTTTGCCATTTTTATTATGATTTAAAAGTTGATTTTAATTTATCACTAATATTCAAAGGCTCTCTTCCTTTATAACCACCTTGACCTGCAATCTTGGAATTGATAAATGATTGTTTAGTGAGAATGACAGTTTCTTTAAAGTTCAAGGTCATTTGAATTGCCGTAGGCATACCAGTTCGTCCTAAACGAGGATCATTTTCTCCTGGCATTTCATACGCAGACCAACCATTTGGTGCATAGTTGATGTCAATAGATTCAAGAACACAACGACCAATTGTTGGAATGTTTGGATTAGGTTGACCATTGTAATAAAAAGATATATCGAATTGTGAAGGTGGAATCATCAGAAGTCCCGAACTGCCTGCATCAATTTCTGGTGCCTGGTGAAAACGGAATCTTTGAATAATATTTTGCACCTCTAATGCTTCTCGTTCATCACGAGGATAAAACATAAACTCATAAGAAAAAGAACGAAATGCTGGAGACTTGTAAATAACCTCAAGCATAGGATTATTTACACCACCTAATGCTAAGAATGCTCCAGCACGTGCTGATCCTTGACCAATTATTGCGCCTGCCGCTTCAATTGCTTTCTGTGCGCCAGCAGTTAAAATAGCACCTTCTGCTGCTCGTTTTACATCAGTTCCTTGTCTTGCGGCATCCAATAAAGATTTACCTGCCGCTAATTTACCACCTAATTCTTCACCCAAGGCTAGTTCTTCATAGCCTTGTTGATGAGTAAATTGAAGAGTATCTGGCATATAAAGAACGATAGAATCAGTTGTTCTTTCTACTGTATCAATAAGAGACTTATCTTCAATGTTCTGAACTTTGTCCAGATAATTATCTTTATTAAATGATTGTTTGGAGAATGATGCTGATGATGTACCAAACGATGTGGAAATATCTTTGCCAAAAAGCGTTTTGCCTTTTGTGAAGTTATTTACTGCTGAGTCAATTCTGCTATTAATTTGTGAAGCAAAACTTGCACTGGGTTTGTCTGCACCTTTATAATTCTCATATACTTCTTTTTCTTTACTTCTTTGTATGCCTGTGAACTGAGAATTTGTTTGTTTGAAAATATGGATAACCATGTAATGTGCTTTATCATAATTACCCACATCTAATGGATATCTCATTGTGTTTTCCGTACCATACTTATCTTTAAATAATGATGCTAATGGTCCTTGTCTTTGAGACTCTTGGGAAATAGTGATATCAGATAAACCGAAAAATGCCATGATTGTCCTAATTAGGTTGACTAGATAGTATTTATGTCATATTCAGGTAAATTTACACCCAAAAACCCACAGAAATACAAAGGTGATCCGAAGAATATCATCTATAGGTCGTCATGGGAAGTCAAAGTGATGAATTATTTAGATGGTCATCCAGACGTCATTTGGTGGGGTTCGGAAGAACTGGTCATACCCTATTGGAGTCCTGTGGATAATAAAAAACATCGATATTTTCCAGACTTTGTGGCCAAGATCCGACAGAAAAACGGTGTAATCAAAACGTTTGTCATTGAGGTCAAACCTGAGGCGCAGACTAAACCTCCAACTCAAAAACGCAAGACCAAACGTTACATCCAAGAGGCGGCAACTTATGTGGTCAATCAATCCAAATGGAAAGCAGCGACAGAGTTCTGCAAAGACCATGGATGGGAATTTCAAGTCATAACAGAAAAACACCTAGGCATCTAAGATAAATACTAGATGGCTACCAAAACACTTATAGATCGCATCAAAGATTCTCTGGCAAAGCAGGGTTTCGAACCACGTTCCCGTGAAGCACGTAACTGGTTGAAAGCAAAAACTGGCGCATTGAAGCCTACCAAAGGCGACTTGATGCGAGACAGACAAAGACTTCGAGAAAACTCTATAATTGGTAGAATGTACTTTTACTTTTATGATCCGAAAACGAAGGATACGTTGCCATATTACGATAAGTTCCCATTGGTTATACCGATAGAACGATACCCAGACGGTTTTTTAGGACTCAATCTTCATTACATAAGTCCAAAGCAGCGTGTACTTCTTTTAGATAAGTTGAGTACATTACTCACTGACCATAACTATGATGAGAAAACAAGACTCAGAATCAGTTATGACTACCTAGCAAAAGCATCGAAAATGTACCAGGCAAAACCTTGTATTAAAAGGTATTTGTACAGCCATGTTCAGTCTAGGTTTTTAGAAATTACCGCAGATGAGTGGGACATTGCCGTCATGTTACCCGTCGAGTCATTTGCCAAAGCAAAGAAAAACAAAGTATGGTCAGAATCAGAGGATAAATTTTAATGTCGTTTTCACCCAATCT